AACCGCGTATATCAGCAGGTAGCAGAAGCTACAAAAAGATACCGAGTGTTGCGTGGAGGAGCTGGCTCTGGAAAATCGCATTTCATGGCGCAGGAAACACTGCTTAATATGTTAGACAGCGGCGATTACTTTTATCTGGTGGTACGCAAGACCGGCAAAAGTATAAGGCATTCGGTATTCCAGTTGTTATCGGATATGATTGCACAGTACGAGCTTGACGAATACTTTAACATCAATAAAACCGAAATGACAATTACGGCATGTACAGGTTCTAGGCTGATCACCAGCGGACTGGACAACGTGGAAAAGCTGAAGTCTATTTCCGGCATTAACCGTATATGGGTAGAAGAAGCATCGGAGATAAGCGAATCCGACTTTAACCAACTAGATCTAAGAATGAGAGGAAACAATCCGCACGGCCACCAGATAACATTAACGTTTAATCCAATAAGCGATCTCTTGTGGGTTAAGCGCAAGTTCTTTGATCAGGGCATGGATGACTCATTTATACTAACTACTACATACACTGATAACCGGTTCCTTGATGAGCGGTATAAGCAAAAACTGGAAGCATTGCAGAATGAAGATTATCAGTTCTACCGGATATATACACTAGGTGAATGGGGACAGCTTGGCAACCTAATTTACAACAACTGGGAGAAGGCCGACTTAACCGATGAAATACCTACTTTTGATAATGTCCGTAACGGGATAGACTGGGGCTTTGCTGATGATCCGTTTGCATATGTCAGGCTACACTTTGACAAAACAAGAAATATTATTTATGTGTACGATGAAATCTGCCAATCTGGCCTGCATAACGAACAGGCAGCTGAAAAGGTTAAGGAGAAAGCGGGCAACGAAGTAATAACCTGCGACAGTGCAGAGCCTAAAAGCATAAGTGATTTTAGGAGAATGAGTCTTAACACTAAAGGTGCTAAAAAGGGCAAGGGTAGCGTGGAGCATGGCATTAAGTGGATACAGGGCAAGAAGATAGTAGTAGACGAAGGGTGTATAAACACTATAGGCGAATTATCCTCGTACAAGTGGCGGGAAGATAAAGACGGTAACCTTATACCGCAACCGGCAGGCAAGAACGATCACATAATGGATGCTATGAGGTATGCTTTGGAAGATGACATGGCAGAACGCAAACTACGAGCAGTTAAAGGATTTTATTAAGGGGTGCAGATATGACCGCAGTAGAGTACGCGCTTAAAGAGGTACAAAGGCTTAATGGCGAAGTTACAACACAGATTATAAAGGATTTAATACATGATCATGCACCTGAACGTGAGCGCATGATCGAACGGTATGAGCGCTATAAAGGCACTATAGCGGGTGTACCTGTACTGCGCAGACAGTTTGAAGATAAGAACAAAATCAACAACAAATTGAACAACGACTTTTTCAGCGAGATAGTAGACATTAAGGTTGGGTACATGGCCGGAGAGCCAATAACGTATCAGCTGGTAGAGGATGCTTTGAATCGTGACCGCAACCAGGAGGTAATCAGCAACTTCAAAGAGCGGAACAATATATCTGATTTAGACGCTGAGACCGTGAAGATGGCTGCTATCTGTGGCCAGGCTGGGCGACTATGCTATATTAACCGTGACGGCCTGGAAAGTATAATGAACGTGCCGCCTTGGGAATGTATCTTTATCACCGACATGTCAATCAATGAGCCACAGTACGCAATGCGCTATTATAAAATAACCTATAGTTGGAACGAAGCCAAGCCTAAAGAAAGATGGCGTGTAGAATGGTACGATGACAAGAAGGTAAAATATTTTATCCAGACGGATACAGGGCAGTTTATAGAAGATAAAGACGAGCCTGAACGAGAGCATCCATTTAATGAAGTGCCGCTTATAGGCTTTCCGAATAACGAGGAACACCTTGGCGATGCTGACAAAGTGTTGAACCTTGTTGATGGTTACGACTATACATTATCAGATGTAAATAGTGAGATAGAACAGTTCAGACTGGCATACATGGCATTTTACGGATACGAGCCAGACGAAGAAACGCTGGAATATGCTAAGAGAACGGGTGCGTTTGGACTGGATACAGATGGCAAGATTGAGTTTATAACTAAAGACATGCAGGATACGGTGGTTGAGAACCATTTGAACCGCATAGAAAACAATATATACCGGTTTAGTAAAACACCTAACTTCACGGATGAAGCCTTTGCGGGCAGCCAGTCCGGCGAAGCGCGTAAATATAAGATGTTACCGTTCGAAAATAAGTGCACCACTACGGAACGTAAGTTTAGCGCAGCACTGAGGCAGATGTTTAAAGTGCTATCGGGAGCGTGGGCTAAGAAGGGTATCAATATTAACTACACTGATGTGCGGATGACATTTACAAGAAACTTCCCGCTGGACCTGAAGTTTGAAGCAGAGGTACAGCAGCTACTTAAAGGGCTGGTATCGGAGCCTACAAGATTGTCACTATTTTCCGGTGTAGATGATGTAGATGCCGAGATAAAAAAGATGGAAGCGGAGCAGAGCATTGACTTGAACGATTTTGACGGTGAGGAAGATGAGTCTTAATGAAAAGTTAGCACAAGCAGAACGTGCAGCGGATAGGTTAACCGCCAGCCAGGAAAGAGCGCTACTTAAAAATTACAGCGCTGCTTTAACTGAAGTCCGCAGTGAGCTTGCCAAGGGATTTCAGAATTACGGCGATAATTATGTGGAGTGGCAGAAATACAATAGATTGCAGAACCTTGAAAAGAACATCAACAAGGAAGTCGGCAAACTATCAGGCAAGAGTGCAACGCAGATAAAGGGCGGTATAGCCAGCCAGATAGAAACGCAATATTATTATACAGGTTACGCGGTGGAAACATCAGTAAAGGCCAAACTTGGATTTGGTATGCTGGACAAAAATGTAATAGAAGCAGCGGTAAAGAATCCGTTGGATAATGTGGGTTTTTTGCAGAGAAATAGAGACAACCACCAAAGACTAGCAAGGCAGATGCGCGAGGAACTGACACAAGGGCTGATACGTGGCGAAGGCTTTAGGGATACAGCCGACAGGATAAAGAACCGGATGGATGTAGGCGCGACTAACACCATGCGCATTGTACAGACCGAAAATCATAGGGCGCAAACGCAGGGCAGGCTGAAAGGATATGAACAGGCCGAGAGCTACGGCGTTAAAATGAAGCTAATCTGGACAGCGACTCTAGACGATGCCACAAGGGACACGCACCAGGAGATGGATGGACAGGTGGCGGATGAGGATAATATGTTTGACGTTGAAGGCGTAAAGGCTGAAGGGCCGGGGCTTACAGGTATAGCAGCAGAGGATATAAATTGCAGGTGTACCGTAAGGGCAGAAGTTGAAGATGAATCGCCACGGGTACGCAGATCACGTGAAGCCAGCGGCTCGGAAATAGGCGAATATCGGTCCTACAAACAATGGAAGGCAAATCGAATAGATGGTTGATACGCTTAAAGAGCTACTATACATAATCAGAAGAATATACCAACACGAATTAACCAGCAAGGAGTTGAGAACATACATACGGTTTGAATGCGGACAGTTTTTCGCATCTGACATAGCAGTTAAAGAATTTCTAGATGCACCTGATGGCACGGACATTAGGGGCGAAAGGGGTAACAATGGATATTAATAAAGTAAAAGAACTTGTACAGCAGGAAAAAGACGATGAATTACAGGACTACTTGCAGGGGTTGAGCAAGCCTACACCTGAAGGAATCCGCGAATTTGCACAGACAGACGAGGGTAAAAAGGCTTTACAGCCGGTACTGGATAGCTACTTTACAAAAGGGCTTGAAACGTGGAAGCAAAACAATCTTGATAAAATTGTAGAAGACGAGGTAAGCAAACGTTATCCAGAAGAAACAGAAGAACAGAAGCGGCTCAAAAAACTGGAGAAGGATTTAGAGAGTGAAAGGCAACACAGGACTAAGGAGCAACTTAGAAACAAAGCCATAACCGAAGCCACGCAGAAGGGGCTACCGACAGACATAATAGACCACTTAGTGGGGCAAGACGAAGATACAACGATGCAGAACCTTAGTAAATTCGAAAAGTTATGGCAGGACAAAATTCAGGAGCAGGTTGAGCAGAGATTCAAGGGTTCTGGTCATGATCCGCACAAGACGGGCAAAGACACAGGAGCCTATACCAGAGAGAGTCTAAGCAAAATGAGCCGCGATGAGATTAACGCAAATTGGGACACCATCTCACAGCAGATGGAAGAAGGAAAACTATAAGGAGATGTAATAATGTCATTAGACAACTTTATACCAACAGTTTGGAGTGCAAGGCTGTTTGAAACACTTAAAACCGCTCATGTATTTGCAAACGTGGTAAACACAGACTATGAAGGCGATATTTCAGCATACGGAGATTCCGTAAAGATTAACTCTATCGGTAAAGTAAGCGTCAGCGACTATACCAAGAACACCGACATCTCGGATCCTGAAGCACTGGATGCTATTCAGACTATCCTGTCAATTGACCAGGGTAAGTACTTCAACTTCCAGGTAGACGACATCGATGCCGCACAGCAGCGACCTAAAGTAATGGACGCAGCAATGCAGGAAGCAGGTTTTGCACTAGCTAATGCAGCAGATGAGCATTTGGCAGGATTCCATACGGCTGCACACGCAGAGATTACCAAGGTTGATTTCGAGAACAACACCGACCGAGCGTATGATCTGTTAGCAGAAGCTGGCGAAGCACTTGACGAAAAGAATGTGCCACGCGAAGGCAGATGGGTAATCATACCTCCGTTTGTACATTCTGCTATGGTTATCGCAGGTATTATGGATACCGCCGGCAGCGTAGATGCGAATGCACTTAACGCTAATGGGTTTGTTGGCCGGTTGCTTGGTTTTGATGTGTGGATGAGCAATAACCTTAAAGATGATAACGATCACAAGGCGGCACTGGCAGGAACTAGACGTGCTATAGCTTACGCAGAGCAAGTGTTGAACATGGAAGCATACAGACCCGAGAAGCGTTTTGCAGATGCCGTTAAGGGCTTGCACGTTTACGGAGCCAAAGTGGTAGACGCTAACGCACTCGTGAAACTCAAAGTTAAGAAAGAAGCATAGGGGTGATATAAATGGCAACTGAAATTAAAGCGACTAAATTGAATCTGAACAGTTATATTGACTTGTCGGATACTTCCGATGATCTAACAGCTGTTACTGATATAGCTGCTGCTGGTACAAAGTACAAATATTCACCGACCAAAGATACTAGGTTTTTGATTTACGTGGAAACTACTGATTCCTCTAGCGACATTGATGAAGTAGTGGTACACGCTGGCGACTATGCATTAAGTGAATCCTTAGGCAGTGACAATGACCTGACAATAGACGGAATAACGCTTAGCGAGGGCAATGCGGTATTGATCGGGCCTTTGGAATCTGCAAGATTTAAGAATGAGGATGGCGAAGTAGAGTTCACAGTTGAGTCCAGCGCAGATGCACATGATGCCACTGTAGGCGTAATAGAACTATCTTATGAAGAATAGGGTTAAGGGGTAAAACCCTTTTCCCTTTCTGGGGTGATGGTATGAGTAGATTTATATGTGATAAATGCGGCTACAAGGCCGCCAATCGGTTCAGGCTGAGTCGGCACAAGCGTAAGTGTAATTATGCTAATATAGAGAGCTATGACGATTTTACCATACGCGAACTGCGCGAAATAGCCAAAGAAAAGCAAGTAGAAGGTGTTTATACAAAAAACAAGGAGCAGCTTGTGAAGGTTTTAGGGGATAAGTGAGGTGATGAAACATGGCAATGACAGAAGGCTATAGAAATTCTATAGCAGATCATGGTGGAACCTTAATAACACATATTGGATTGGTGGATGATACTGGCACAGAACTAACTGGTGGTAGCCCAGCTTACGCAAGGCAGGCTGTAACATGGACTTCTGCTACAGATGGCACAATCAGACCCAGCGCGGATCTGACATTTGACATTCCTGCCGATACTACAGTTGGCGGCTGGCGTGGTTATTCCGCGCTATCTGATGGCACGGACTACGGTGGCAAAGCGTTAACCAATGAAGCATTCGCAAGCCAGGGTGAATACAAACTGTTGTCAGCTAGCACGGGTATTTTACACAGCGATCCGGCTTAAGGCGGTGAGGTGATGGCATGGATTAGCCCTAGTTCAACAACTGGAAATGCCTGGAGCAATCCAGATAATGCAATAGACCAGAACACTGACACTTATTCGGAAAACGATCTTCCAAATCAACAGTGGTCGG